CTTGGAAATATTCTCCAAGCATCTACAGCTCTAGCCATATGAATTAATTTTGAGTATGGGTTAACACCTAAATCTTTTATAGATGTATCTACCTCTAAATCTACTTGAATTTTTTGTTTTGGTTCTGCAACCTTTATATCATCAGCCATTATTTGTCTCGCCTTCTCCGTTCGTTTTCTTCTTTTATATAGCTGGTTAACATACCAACATATATTTCTTTTTCCCACGGCATTAGATTATCTAACTCCGTCAATGAATATTTATGATGTTGCATAAGGGCAAAATTGGTTTCATAATAGGCCTGTAGGCTATTGTGGGACAGGCTTATTGAAAAAAATCTTGTAATCCCTTAAAGGTTACTGTACTTTTTATACCAGTTTTAGGATTAGTAACCTCAACTTCATGTCTTAATTGTGGCATTGTATCAAAGAATTTCTTAATCTTTAAAAATGCTTGTTGTGATAAACCTTCTAAAAATTCAACTAGTTCTTTCTTTGTACTATCTTTCGCAGGATAAGTTTTATCACCCTCATAGATGTGGTCAATACAACTAGCGACTACGTTAAACATAGTTTCTACGTTCTCTTTGTTCACATCAAAACCAGCCTTGGTTATACCTAGCGATGGATAGTTTAATACTAAACCTAGTTTTCTTTCTTCGTCAATAACAACTTTGTTACTGTGGTCATCATCTACTTGTACTTGTACAGCAGATAAATCTAATTCTACATCAGCGGCTGTCTGTTTATCATCTGGACAGATCACTTTAAATTTAGCAACTTCACCTACTGACTTACTTCTTATTTGTAATAACAAATATTCTATATCAAACATAGGTAATGATTCTATATCAAGCTTTTCATATGTACAAGCTTTCAATATGTCTTTTGTTGCAGTTACTATTTCGTTGTTGTCTTTTGTTTCCATAGCCATTAGAAGTATTTTCTCTTCCTTAACTACAAAAGGTCTAAACTGTACTTGTACATCACTTGATGGTAAAGTCAATTCATATCTTGGGTTTTCAATTATTGGTAACGCCATTATGTCTCCTTATTATATTAAATATTTAACGGTGGTATTCTAAATGGTGGGAATACTCTACCACCAGTTACTCTGCCTATTGGTGCCTTTTTTCTCAATTCATTCAATACGTCACGTCCTGCTCTTCTTATCTCTGGTGGTAACATACTAATTAGTCCACCAAATATACCACCAGCTCTTTTGACTGTTGGTTGTTTAAAATCACTTTGTCCTAAATCTATTGTACCATTTCTGTCTATGAAATAGTTAACCCAGTTTCTAAATGAAAATGTAACAGTAAATGTTTGTATTGTGTTGGCATCATGGCTAAATGATACTTCACTTATTGTTTTTGGATATGCACCCATTAGTCTAACTGCATAGGTAACATCATCTCTTTCATCTCTACTAGCAAAACTACCTAACGCCATAATGTCTATTGGCGCAACATAGTTGTCATAGTAATTAAAATTGTGTGTAGTGTTACTAAATGCTGCCTTTTGCCATATCTCAAAGAAAGTTCTTTCTCTCATAAACTTGTCTGTATAAAATGTAGCTGTAATGTCACCAGAAGTATAATCATAAACAAAACTTCTTGTTGGTCCATTATGTTTAATTTCTTTTTGTACAGCTTCTCTATTTGGCATAGATATTTCACTACAAAATGCTTGTACTCGTCTATGTGTTTGATCTGTTCTCATTGTATTTACTAAAGCCTCTGATGAGAAGCCTTGCATTTCATCTTGGTTTAAATTACCACCATCCATAACAGCACCTTTAGGTAAACCAAACTCTACATAGAACCTAGCTTTTCTTTGAAAGCCTTCAGCCTCATTGACCATGGCTTGAAATCTACCCATTGTAGTTTCAGGATTACCACCAGCCTTTTGTCTTAAACGTGGATCAGATTGTACGTCATCAAGCGACCTATCTCTAGGTAAACCTATTCGTATATCATATCCACCAATTCTTTTTCCGCCTCTTAATATTGCCATTAGTATGGACTTCCTTTTTTAAATTGTTGTACAGGTAGCATTACTGCCAACGCTGCTTCATCAAAATCAACTCTTAAAAAACTTGATCTTACATGACTATACAAGTATTTCTTAATTGTATTTCTCGCAATACTAACATTCTTAATACCATCGTAGGTAGCATCAATTCTTGTTGTTGACTTCATACCACCAGAGGCATATCTTTGTAAATTGTTCAATAAACTAATTCGTTGAACAGGTCTTATGTAATGAAAGTTCATTCCCATAAATCCACCTGGAATTGTTTCCAAAGGTAGAACAAGTGGGAACCTATCATACAAAGGTAATACTCTTTTATATTTAGGGTCATAAAAGAAGAAATTCAGTCTTCCTTTACTAGGAATACCGTTTAATTTGCCTGATCTCATTAGTTTAGCCGCTGTTATACTATCAGATAGTGTCGCAACGTTTTTTCTATACCAGTCAACACTTTTTCTAATGCCGCCTTGAGATACTTTGATAGGGTCTAGGATACTTATTGCCATATGCTAATATTTATATAAAAAAAAGGCGGCCTTTCAGCCGCCCTTTCAAAGTTATTGATGTGAGAGAGAATTACTCCTCTTCAGCCAATTTACTAAAGTAAGATAACGTATCGTCATCATCACTAGCTGCTTTTGGAGCAACATCAGTACTTTTCGCAACACTACCACTTTGAGGCGGGAGGTCTGTTTTATCAGCAGTTGTTGCGCTTCGTACACCTGTAATCGTCCTATTCAGTTTCTCTTTGAGTTCGTCATAGGTTTTAAAATTATCGGGTGCAAGAAATGGTTTAAGAGGGTGTTGAGAAGACCACAATGTTTTAATATCTTCATCACTCTCTTTAATTTGTGATACGCCCTCAAACTCGGACTTATCATAGTTCCAGTAACCGTCAACTTTTCTGATTTTTAGTTTAAAGTTTGCACCTTTCCAAAAATCAAATGGATTGATTGGTTTCTCATCTTCAAACGCTGGTTGCATTGACTCTGTAATCTTATCAAAAATCTTTTTACCGAATTTAAATAAGAAAGTCTTACCTTCGTTCTCTGGATGCTTAGGATCAGATACCACTAGAATATTTGAGTAGTAAGATAATTTTCTTTTTCTCTTTCTAGCAATTTCTTTATCACTATCTAAACCAGTATTCCATAGTCTAGTGTTTTCTTCTGACACAGGGTCTTTGTGACCTAATGTAGTTAGTGAGTTCTCAATATACCAACCACCTACATCTTGGAATGCATGTGACCATACTCTTTGCCAAGGTAAGTCTTCACCTTCTGGCGCTGGTAAAAATCTAATTACAGCAAAACCATTTCCAGTTTTATCTAGTTCTGGTTTCCAAAATCTGTCGTCTTGGTATTTTGATTTGTTATTTTGTTTGTCCTCAGGATTGAGGTTAGCCTCTATGGCTTTCGTAAGTTTGTCAAAGTTACTTGACGATTGTTTTAATGTATCAAAGTCCATTATATTTTCTCCTTGTATATATTTTCGTATTGTTGTTTTTGTGTTACCTGTATAATCGGTATCATAGTTATTTATAAGACTTCTCCTGTTGTTTTACCCATTTTGCTAATTCTTTTTTATTGGGTTTAGGTAAAGTCTTATCAATTCTGTATTTCTTATAACGCTCACACCAGTCCACTATTGTATCTAATAATCTATAAATTATTCTATCAAACATATTGTCCTTAGTATACCACATTATGAACCATTTGTCAAGTCTAATTTGACACGATAAAAGGTACTTTCCCATAGTGGAAACCAGTCACCTCTATTCGCACATATTATACCCTCTATATGTGTGTATCCTCTATCTACAGCGTATCTAAATCTATTTGAACCTGTTACTACACCTAATTGTGTATCTGTTCCTGTCCATGGAAGTCTATTCCAATAATCGTTTTTTCTAATTACAAGTATAGGGTTTTCCATACCTCTATTGTCCATATCTTTATATACATTACCAAGATATTCCAAGTAACTTTCATCTGATCTATTAGGTAAATCAAACAAGTTATCTAATTTTATAAGTTCTTGTTTTCTTCCTGGTATTATTTTAGATGCAGTTAAAGCTTTCATTTAGTTTCTCGTAATTCCAATATTCTAATGTTCCTTTTGTAGCATGAGTATTCCATTCTTCCATATTACTACTTACTGGAGTATTACCTCGTATACCATCTGGATTTACTTTAATGAATTTTACTTTAGGAAACTCTCCCATTAGTGTATTCCATTGAGTAACCCAATTGACATGAGGTATGGGTTTGTTTCTGCCATCACCATAATTATCGGTTGACTTATACATATTGTTAATGTTATCTGTGTTACTTTTTAAATCGTGTCCAATCATTATCAATTCTTTCAAGTCTTTGTTTTGAGTTAAAGCAACCCAAGCACTTGTTGCTCCACATGCCCAACCTCTATCAGGTTTACCTGGAATTAAATCTGATAAACTATTTACCTTATCATCTGGGTTTTGCCAACTTACATAACAACCTGTGTGATTAATTTGTTTCTTTTCTATTTGTTCACCACTGGCCATTCTTCTAATTAAACGTACTTGACCAGAGATAGATGACCCATGGAATACATACATCTGTCTATCGCCTCTCTTGTTTTCATTTAACTTAAAATTCTTTTTACCAATTTCTATTTCTTCTTGTGATAGTCCAGCAAATACAACACTACTGTATGTCATACCTGGTACTGCGTTCCAATCTCTTAACCACAATTCATTCTTATCAGCATAACCACTTTGATATATCTCGTGCATCATTGGTCCATCTACTGAAGTTAATACATCTGGTGTAAAATCTCTATATAATCCATTACAACCATATATTTTACCATGTGGTCTTAATTTAATTAAATCTACTGGTGATCTACTCTCACCATTACCTATACAAAATACTCTTTCAGCCATTGACAAATATCTCTTTCATAATTAATTTACATTCTGTTGCATTAAAATTTATAAACGGTCTCACTCTGGTAACCTTAAGTGAGATTTCAGGCCATACAACTTTCTCGGTAATTTCTTTATCCCAATTTTTAGTAAAGTTAAGAAAGTGATTAAGCACGACCGCGGTCTGGTAACTAATTTTCCTTTGAATAAGTAAACGTAACATTCTTGGATGCTGCCCATTAGGAACAGCAAGACCATCATCAAAAGAAAGCCTACGGTTGCTAAAGTCATCAACAATATTATTGCAGTCTCCTCTAAAATGGTAGGCAAACGATTCTTTGCGTTTCTTATAATCCAAATAAACATCTTTACCATCATTCTGTAACAGATTACCAATCCATCTCTTACTATCTGAAAGAAAGTTAGCAACAAAGAAATCAAGTATATCATCTTGTCCATATTTTGTACTCAGTTTGTGAAAAAAGTATCTATCTTTTCTCCTTGTAAACGTATCCAATTTTGCGTTGACTTTACCACCATACTTATAATAGTCATATGTATCCGATGCGAAATGTAACTTGATAGCCAAGTAAGTTTTATATACATCAAATCCACCATACATAATTAAATGGGTAACATACCACACTTTGGAAACTTCAACATCTTTAAGTTCATAGCTTCTAACTTAATTTTTTCTTTTAATGATTTTGAGATTAATGATGATACTTGACTTGTATCTAAACCATTTTCTTCACAGTACCAAACAACAGCATCCATGTATGTTATTCTTTTTTCTTTTACAATACTTTCAATATTTAAACTAAATTCTTTACTATTCATTAAAGTCCGATCTAACTATATGTTTCCTTAAAGCTCTTAATAGTCTTTCCATATTATCAATAATATCAATAAGACCTTTATCTGTTATGTAGTGCTGTTTGGCTTTTAATTTGTCGTATTCTTTAAGTGAAATTTGTACCATCGGTGATGGTGGTGTAGCTTCGTTTTCGTAACTTGCGTCTTCTGATCTGTCGTCTGTCATTATATACTCCTATTATATAAGTGTAG